TAATATAGCGATTAGTACTAATGCTATATTAGAGGGGATAATCTCCTTTTTCATTAATATTCCTAAAATCAATATGGGGACGCAGAAATAAACAATTGTTTTCATTACAGTTGTTTGAGTGGCATATTTATCGCTATAATAATTGTTTATCTCGGCCATTCGTAGCTTACCACTACGCGTCTCTTTTATAGCGTTTAAATTTTGTTTAACATTTTTTAATTCACTTTCTATAATTCCACCTACAGCGGTTTCATTTACTAAACTATTTCTAGATATAGCTACATTTGATTGTGTCGTAGCGTAATTATTGCTTAATGTTGTATATAATGCGCTTTTTAATGACTCTAATTCTTGGATTTTCTGTAACATTTGATTCTGCTTATTGATGTCAGGATTGGATTTAACACTTAATGCCTCTAAATTATTGTAAATATCTTGAATTTGTGTATCTATTTGACCAATCGTTTGTACTGTTTGATCTGTATTATTTTCAGGTTGTTGTTGATATGCCATATTATATATATTATCACTAGATATTATATATATATTATTTTCAGGATATTATTTTCGTAAATCAGTACGATTATTTCATTATTTTCATTGCTCCGGCAGTGACACCTAGTGCTAACATACTCCATAATATGTATTTTTGATTGTAACTTAACATTTGAAGGTTTGAGTCATCCTCTAGCGCAGTATAATGACTTATTGTTTTTTTCCTACCTTGTATCTCTTTGTAAGTAGTCTCATATGTATTAAGCCTTCGTTTAAGTAGGTTATATTCATCCAGTAAATTTTTATTTAGAACTATATCTTCTTGGCTTAACTCAAGAATTTTTTGATGGATTTCATCTAAAATTTCATTTAGTTGAGTATAGCGCTCATTAATTAATACTCTATCCCTGTCAGAGATTGTTCCTAGAGCACATGTAGTATTTCCAGTCATATATCCGTCATTTACATATCCATTTAATTCGGTTTGTTGAGAGAAATTCACCTGTTTACTACAACTATTGCTGTTGGTTACAGAGGTATTACGAACATATAAATCTCCTCCGGTAAATTGTCTATTACCATTGGGCCACATGTTGGCGTTTTTTATCCAATAATTATTACCGTTGATATAAAATCCTGCTGCACCAGGAGTTTCTAAACACTTTTTCTTAACTTCTTCAACTGTTAAACCAGAACCAGAAACAATATCATTTCCATATGAATTATAACCAGATAACAGTTGAAAGTCGTTTCCATAAGTATATGCTAAATACCAGGGATATTGTTTCTGTCTTAAATCATCTGTTATATGAAAGGTATCACCCAAATTAGCGTTATTAGCTCCTTCTGTTTGATATGTAGCAAATCCATTATAACCAGGAATCCAACTGTAATTCCAGCTCCACCACCATCTTCGACGTCCAGTTTGTTCCCAACGACCTGGATAATAAACACCCATTTTACCTGACCCAGGAACATTTGGACATAATTGATCACTAAGTGGCGAACCGCCACCACCCACATAACAATAACCAGTTCCATCACCATTATTTACCCCCATTTGAAATACATTAGACCCCATGTCTTCTGCTCTTTTGGCACACACTTCCAACGTGGTTGAACCTAAATCTCCTTGATATGAACCAGGATTCTGCGAACATTGAACATATTGACGATTTGTCGTTCTACTTGGATTGGTGATATATATATTTTGTCCTGCGGAGCCACATGATTGGTTTAAAATAGCAGAAGTACCACGTATTAATGTTGCGCCTCCGGTTTTTACAGTTTCTCCTTCAGGTGCATTCGCTATAGAATATGGTTGCCCATCGTCTGCGTTAACAGTTGGAGCATTACTCCATCCACTAGGACAACCATTCTTTCCTTGCATTGAGTTTGCCATAGTTGGATTAGGTAGCCTTTTCCAGACCCCTCTTTGGGTTACGTATCCAACAGCACCAGTAGGGTCTTTTATAAATGTATTGGCAAACTTATTATTGTTACTGTTACTAGCTGTTATATAGTTTTTTGAATTTTCAGCTAGTGTTTGAATAGCATTGTTATATTCTTGTAAGTGTCTATTAAATTTTGTCTGTAGTTTTTTCAATTCGGCAAAGTCTTCCATATTTTCTCTCGCTACAGAACCGTCATCCATGATTTCATTAAGCCCTCCTTTGAAACCTTCTATACCTGTAATACCAGATGATAATTGTGTCATATCCTCTTTCATTTTATTTATCGAACCATGTGTATTATCAGCATCATTTACTAAACTGTTCTTGTTTTTATTTTGATATTTTATTTCTGTATTTTTCCTATTCTGTATGTAAAAACGTCCAACATTTTCACTTTCTGTCAGCATTAATATATTATTATAATAAAAATTTAATATTTATTATAATTTATATAGTTCCATCTATATCGACCCATCTATATCGTCAATTTATATTTCTATTTTTATTTACACCATACTCGGTCACAGTCACGGTATCGGTATCGACATTATAAGTTTCCACGTCTTATCACCATACCATAGAAACGTGTTGTAATAATATTTTATAAATACTAAAATCCATACGGCTATAAACAGATATATATATACCGGTATATCACTATCATTTCGCATATATAAATAAAATACTACACTTAGTGAAATAATAACCAGTAATAACCAAAGACCATACGTCGTATAATTTTGAACTTGTCTAACATGGCTATCGTCTTCTTTTGCGGTTTCATCTGGTTCATTTAATGTCTTGTTTATTTCTATCCGGTCCTTTTCCAGTTTAGCTAGCAATTGGTCTAATTCATTATTTTTCGCAATGATTTCACTATCAAATAGTGGTTTTGTTTTATCAAGTCCATCACCTGACCTTTTTATCTGCGTTGTTAATTTATTAATCTCATTTTGAACAGATTTCATTTGTTTTAATAATTTCGCTCCTTCCTCTCCACCTAGTCGTGATGTTCCATTTGGAGCCAAAGATGTTATCGTATTAGGTTGGGTCTGAGGATTTATATTTTTTCCTTTTACACCACCGAAACAAGATTTTTTCCAATCAGTATCAAAATCAGATGGATAATAGACTACACTTGAAAACGCATATTGGTCGTTTTCTACTGCTTTTAATTTACAATCATCTAATGTATCTGTTTTTCCTAAAAATTTCCAATCATCCGTGCTTCCTGTAGGGTTTGATACCATATTGAATTGATAATTCTGGTTTTGTATATCTGTCCAATATCCACTTGGTTGTATTGGTTTATCTTCCTTTTCGCATGTATCACATGTTTGTTGACAGTTTTCTTTCATCCAACTGTTTGGACCACAGTACGATTTCCATTGAGGACAGCTGGCATATTTATCTACACATGGCTTTTTAACTTCAACACTTGGTGGTTTACGATTATTATTTTCGTATTGTAGCAATGTATCGTATTCTGATTGAAGAGCATTATATTGGTTTAATTTAAGTTGTAATGTTTTACCTAAAATTCTTGATTTTAATAATGTTTCATATTTATCTGGATTATCTTGTATTATTATATTCGCTATTGACATTACTATATATATATATAATTTGTTAGAAATTAAATATATTCTTTGCTATAATTGTGGGTATACTCCATCCTCCTCGCTAATGTACCGTGAATTATACGTGTTTACATCCGTATTGGATTACACATGATACAGACGATACAGTTTTATATTTATGCTAATAATTTATTATACAGATATGATAAAAACAGCAAGGTAAATATAGCAATTATAACATACGATATACCAATCACTTTATCGCTCTCGTCGGCTGAAGCAGTCATGATTAAAATAACGATAAAAATCATCAAAAAAATCCATACAATATAACTATAATAGTTAGAAGTCATTCTTAATCGTGAATCACTTTCTTCACCTACGATTTGCATTAACATCCTGTTACTATTTTCAATGCTATTTGTTTCATCGTTAATACTGTCTACATAATTTAATAATTGTTGTTTTTTAAACATTAATTGTTGTGTCGCCTCATTATCTTCTAAAGATAGCCGGTTGATTTCTTCCGTTAGTTGAACGGCTTGTTGTTTTAATTTGGTATTTAACTTCTGTAATCGTGTCCACAAAATAGGATTGACATCTAGAGACAAACACTCTTCCGTTCTAGACATGGCACCTCCAGAGGGAATTAAATTGTAATCCGTACTACTCAATTCAATTGATTTTGTTTGACAACTATGATTTTTATTAGTATTATTGCTATACGGATGCTTTATGCCCTTGATGTCTACCCATGCTTCTTCCCCACTATCTTTGTTTTTTATATTTTGACCAGCTATTTTACAAGGTTGTCCTTGAACCATAGGCAATGATGTTTGAAAATGAGACATATTATCACTGTATGATACAGTGGTGTTCGGGCATGAACTGTTGTTGTTTTCCCAAGCATTGGGACTATATTTATGAGTATACCCAAAACTATTCACGTAGTGATTATTACCGTCGGTATCTGTTACTACTTTACCTAAATAATCGACAATTTTTTTAGTAGAATGACGTTTTACTAACATATCTTCACTAAATTGGTTATATGTTTGAGTGTATAAAGCAAGAGTTTGATTAAATTTATTTTCAATATTTTGTAATCCTTCCAATGCCTTTTTATTGGTATATGACATGTTTGAACCGTCTAATCCTTCTTTCAGTAAATTACTTTGGATTAGCTTTAAATGTGGACCAACTATTTTATCCATATCGTCATTATACTGTAGTATATCTTTGCCTTGGTCCAAATTAAAGGTTATTATTTTATTTTCTTGGTTATCAAACATTTTCGCTATAAAATAGCGATAGAAAAATATTATAACTTATAATATGCTATCAATAAATAGCATATAAATAATATTGTCATAGAAAACACCAATCCTATCAGTAATGTATAATAGTCATAAATGGTGATATACTTAATTATTTCACTGCTATTGCTATTGCTATAATTATCCTGAGATAAACTAGTGTATTTATAATGGTTACTATATGTAGAAAATACACTATGTATAGCTGATAACAATATTAATAAAAGTGAAACTGATAAAGTATACAGTTTTGGAGATTTCAATGATTGTTGCTGACACATATGATAAAATAATATGCTACCTGATAATAGCAAAATAGATAAACTATGAGAAGATATCGTATCTGAATATATAGTGTTTAATTTATCGGATATAGAATGGGTATGTATCATTTTATAATCGAACTTTTTGCTCATATATAATAAATATTATATAATATAATATTTATTTTATAAACAACACACTCTTCATTTATGTTTCGCATTGTTACTATTACTGTAACTGATTATTTTAGTGTATATTGCTTTACCGGCTATTTCAATAATACTTAATACGCATACGATTCCGAATAAGACAATGATTTGTTTAGTAGACGGTTCTAAATTATAAATTAATTTGCCACATAGCGACATTCCAATAATTAAAATAATAATAGTTTTTAATTGTAACTTATACCACTCTAGTTCTTCGTCAAATAAACCCACAGATGTTAATGCCGTATTTTCTAATTTTTTAACTTGCTCATTTAAAGCTATATTTGCTGTTTTCAATTCATCTATACTGCTATTTATTTGGCTAGTTTTCTCTTGGGAAGTTTGAATTGCCGAATCCATGCTATTTTTTAACATAAATCCATCTGATTCTATTTTATTATTTACAGTTGTCACGTGTAGTATTTCACTTGTTATATTCTGATTCGTCGGTTGCTGTAAATATTTTATATAATTTGGTACAAAATTTTCTAAAATGAAAAAAAAACGTTGGTTTAATTCATCAATATTTGTTTTAGTTGTTAACATATCCATTATATACTACTGAGAATATATTACCATAAATAATTATTGCGTACATATTCTATAATATTCAGTAGTAATAGCTGTTTTACTAGGTCGGATTATTTTACAGATTTCTCCAGGTCGCATACCAATTGCTTGAGCTACTGGATCATATCTAGAAATTTCAGGAAGTTCCGTATCATGTACAATGTTATACCTTTTTTTCATATCATTTACTTCCGTTTCATTTAATATCACATGCTTAGGAACATATGTATGTTCTAAAATATTGTATTGAAGTCTATCTACATTGTAAATAATTATATAAATACCTTCTTGCTCCCATATCTGCTTCAATATATTTAATAGAGGTTCGTGTGGTTCTTGCTTAATAACAATAATTAACGTGTCGTTTTTTGTTAATACCTGTTCTAAATTATACAAATCATCTATGTAATCGTTAATATTCTCTCTCCTCAACGTTTTTGCTAAATGGTATTTTACATACACCTTTTTTTCTCTAACCTCTTTATTTTTACTTGACATCATCATATCTAATTGCTTATTATTATACATGGCATGTGTTTCATTTACACTAAATTCTTCATAGTCCTTAATATCATATCCTTGTTCAAACAATAATTTCAATAAATTTTGTCTTGATTTGAATACAGATGATATGGTTCCGCTTGATTGCGTCATAGTTGTTGTTTATAATACAAAATTATATTTTTATTTCATTTCAATTTTATATTATAATGGTTAATATTTATGGGTTATATTCCATTACGTATATCCATTTAATTCATTTTAGTTTAATTTAATTCATTTTAATGATCTTTTTTTCACCTTGTTCGATTTCGTTCTCTTTATCTTTTTCTTCGTCTTTCCTTTCATTTTCATCATCTGTATTAATGATTAACTCTATGCCATCGTCTCGTTTATTAGATGTGCTTTTTATCATCTTATTTATATTTTCTAATTCTGTGGTATCATTTGTTTGGATAGTAATATTTCCACCGTACATATTTTCAGGTGAGGGGGATGTAGATGGCGGTGGTGGTGGTATACTACCCGACGATGACATACTACCCGACGATGACATACTATCGGCACTATTTCCATTTGGACTATATGATGGAGCATAGGGTGGAGTGTTTGGATTATATACAGGAGAACCAGGTGGATAAGGTGGAGTATTTCCATTTGGAGCATATGGGGGAGTGTTTGGATCATACCCTGGTGAATAAGGTGGAGTATTTCCATTTGGAGCATAGGGTGGAGTGTTTGGATTATAACCTGGTGAATAAGGTGGAGTGTTTGGATTATAACCTGAATAATCCGGTGGGTAATCGGGTGAGTCTGGTCTAATATTTGTAACTGAATAATCAGGCGGATAATCTGGTGATATTGGCATAATTGGTGATGATAAAACTGTTCCTAGGACAAATAATTTTCCTTTATCCTCGCGACGAATATTGTCCAACGCAATGTTCCAATTATTTGGTTCTTGAACGCTACTTAATTCTTCAATCATAACATGGGGATAAATAGGGGCATTATCATTATATAGTAACGTGTTTACATTCCATCCAGATGGATACCTATTTGGTAGTTGACCGTCGTTTTCACCAACAAACCATATTTCAGTAGCATCTCCTTTATTATTCAAAATGATAGATTTGTATGCTTCTCCGCGTTCTTCATCATAACTATAATACGACCATCCAAATGCTTCCGGTTCAATTGGTTTTTGTTCTTTGGGTTCTTCTATCGGTTCGTTTAATTTATCGATGGGTTCATTTATATTCGCAACCACCCCTTCATATCTATCTATATTTCGTTTGTTTACTTCTTTTGTTATTGCTATTTTCAACATATCAGGGGTATACTTACTTGCATCGACGTTGTCTTCTTTTTGTAACTTTAATATGTTGTTTGAATATGACATGTTTGTTAATTGGTCAATATTATCCTCTGTAATAAGTCTCAATTGAATATTCATTACCTGTAGTTCCTGAATTAATAATTTAAAAGCATATGGTATTTTCAATATACTAAATTGTCTTCCATATTTTGATATATTTTCTATATTTAGATTTTTATCAATTGTTGTATTGAATTTAATAGGACCGTCAGCCATCGGACTCAAAAATAAATTTTGACTATTGTTATAAACAGCCACGGTTCCAGTATTATTACAAACCGCCATGTAATATTCGTCTCCGCGGGTTAACATTGATTCTTGTAAAAATTTGGCGGCACCATGCGCAATAACACCATCACGTTCCATCTCTCCTATTCTTAAACCACCATCATTGGCTCTTCCACCTACTGTTTGACGAGTTAACTGCTCCATTTTACCTTTGGCACGATAATTAATCTTGTCTTTCACCATATGTTT